TGCTCGCCTAGAAACACCTCTGGGTATGATTGGTGTTGCTGCTAATGGTGTAGCATTCTTTAATCCTAGTGCTGGTGGCGGTGGTCAACCTCCTATTGGATTTAATTGGAATGCACACTTTGACCCAGACATCGTAAACTTCGGTCCTGATAATTGCGGTGGTCACCCTGAGCAGTCGGGACAATATCACTATCACGATAGTCACTTTATCGATTGCTGGAAGGCAAATTCAGCAATGGCAGGTTATAACGACTATTACGGTAGCACACAGTTTAATGGTGACAACATCAGACACCCTGATGGTCACTCCAAAATGCTCGGCATTGCTTTTGATGGATTCCCTATCTACGGTCCTTTCAGTTATAACGACCCCTGGAATAATCTAAGTGGTGTCACAAATATGACCTCATCTTATGGCATTAAAGATAATGAGGCACCAGGGAGACCTGAGTATGGTAATGACTCCGACAACCCTCCTGCAGGGGCACTGATACAGGACTGGGAGTATGTAGAGGGCACGGGATCACTTGACTACCATAACGGTAGATTTTGTGTAACACCTGAGTTTCCTAATGGCACATATGCCTATTTTATTTCTACAGATGCATCTGATGCAGATGTCCCCACATTCCCATATTTGATGGGATTTACACCCAGAGAAACTCTGGATACAACCTTCACTATTGAGACTGTAATCCCCGATCCTGGCGAGGGTGGTGGCGGCGGTGGCGGCGCTCCTGTGCTTCCTACATTGCAGTTTACTCTGCAACCTCAGAATGCAACCCAGAATGTTGGAGAGACTGCAACCTTTACAGTTGCTGCTCAGATCCTTCCAGAAAACGGACCTATCTCCTATCAGTGGTATCGATCTACTGATGGTGGATTTGCGTTTGCTGCAATCACTGGTGCAACAGGCACTAGCTATTCAGTGACCGCTTTGGCATATATGACTGGTTACAAATACCGTTGTCGTATTAGAGGACCAGTCCCACAAAATAATGCAGAAAACTCACCTCTCGATTCTAACTCTGTCACTCTGACAGTTACTGGATCTGGTGGTGGTGGAGATCTTGATAACCGCTTCGATAGCACTACTAGCACAATGGACTCCACAATCCAAACCTTCGACGGCACCTAAATAACACTGTAAAAGAGTAACCATCCATGGCCAAGCAAAACCTTAGTATTGGTAACACCGCTAATGACGGATTGGGCGATAGTCTCCGTGATGGTGCTATCAAACTCAACAGCGTCATTGACGAAATCTATACCGCTCTTGGTAACGATACCAACCTCCAGGTAAACGTAGGGACTCCTGCAGATGGACAGGTATTGCGATGGAATGGATCCGCTTTTGCTGAAGCACACTATGATTCATTGACAGCGAATCTGAATGTCAAGACATTCCAAATCACATCAGAATCAAATGGTGATGTCGTAATTCAACCTAACGGCACAGGTAAGATTAAGTTATGGGGTGGCGGCACTGGTGATGCTTTAACTTATATTGATGGCACCAGTGGTAAGTTGATGTATTCAAACCATGTGGATGCCTTAACAGATCTGCCCGATGCTGCTACTCATCATGGCATGTTTATCCATGTCCATAATGAAGCACATGGTTACTTTGCACACTCTGGTGCTTGGACACAACTCCTAGATACAGGATCATCCATCGGTGATATGGATGATGTTGACCTTACAGTTGGCGGTGGTCCTTCTGATGGTCAAGTCCTGAAGTGGAGCACAGCTAACAGCAAATGGGAGCCCGCTAATGACCTCAATGGTGGTGGCGGTGGTGGTGGCACCACACAAAACTTGTTTGAAACTATCAATGCGGATAGTGGATCAACAACTGCTTCAGCAGCAACTGATACTCTGACTATTGCTGGCGGCACAAATATTCAGACATCGATCACTGGAGATACAGTCACCATTAACATGAGTGGCACTCTGGGAGATCCTGATCAAAATCTTTTCTCTGTAATTGGATCTGACAGTGGAAGTAAAACTGCGAATAGCACTGCTACTACTATTAACTTCGTTGGTGGCACTGGAGTTAGCACTGCTATCAATGGCGATAACCTCACTATTACAAACGACGCCCCTAACGTAGTCCAAGAAGTTTATCGCACAATCAGTGGCGATACTGGATCTACTACAGCAGCACTGTCTACCTCAACGTTGAGCATTGTTGGTGATACTGGCGTATCCACAACTGTCACCTCAAACACGGTAACCATTGGTGTTACAGGTCTTCTCCCCACAGCAAACTCCAACGAGGTGCTCATTTATGATTCAAATGATGGTTGGGTAACACAAGAATCTGCTGGTGTTGGTTTTGATATTGCAGGTGGCACGGTCAGTGGTTATGTGCTTACTGGTGGTGGTTACAACAATACCAGTGGTAACCCAACAATTTATGTCTATCGTGGATTTACATACAGATTCAATAACCTGACTGGCAGTGGACACCCATTTGCAATCCGTCAGTCTGCAGGTGGATCTGCAGTGACAGGCATTGCTGGATCACAAAATGGAATCCAGTATTGGACAGTGCCAATGACACTGAGTGCTGGCACGACATATGTGTATCAATGCACTCTGCACTCTGGAATGGTCGGTAACATTGTAGTGGTCTAATAGATGACAAGGACAGTCCCTGGAAGTGGCGCAGTAATTAACCCTATCTTCAATAGTATTTTTGGAGTTAGGGAAGTTTACGTTGAGAATGGAGGATCTGGGTATGACCCGAATGATCCCCCTAGACTCCGTATTACTAATAGTGGCACGCCAATTCGCGAAGCAGTCCTAAGACCAGTTATTGAAGGAGATAATGGCGAAATTACTGCTGTAGAAATCCTCGATCCTGGTGAGGGATACGATCCTCTTCGCTTAGAAATTACTGATGAGGGATCAGATGGTCATGCTACTGGTAACGTCTTCCTGAAAGAAGATGGATCTGGTGGCATTGACTTTATTCAGATCACTGTCCCAGGTGATGGTTATTTTGATACCTCTGCAGAGATCAAAGGTGGTGGTGGATCTGGATCTCAGTTAGTCCCCGTTACAGGTCTCATCACAGGTCTGACTATTGAGAATCAAGGTCAGAATTATACAGAAGAAGATGTCAACATCGTTATCTCTGGTGGCGGTGGTCAAGGTGCTACTGGTGTTGCATCAGTTAACAGATTTGGTCGTGTTACCAGTGTCCAGTTAACAAATCAAGGTGAATTCTTTGAGACACCTCCTCTGATTCAAATTATTGGTGGTGGTGGATCTGGTGCTACTGCTGAAGCATTTATTGATCTTGGTGTTATTACAAACATTGATCTGCTATCTGGTGGTGGAGGATATGTAAATGATCCTCAAGTCATCTTTACCAGAGATACTGATCTTGTTAGAGAAGCAAGAAACAGACAATCACTCAACTCTGTCCTGTATAACCTGACAGGTCTATTGACTAATGTTTCTGCTAATGCAGAAACAATTAACGTTGAGACTACTGATGCATATCCAGGATCTGGAAAACTGCTGATTGGTAGAGAGGTTATTCGTTATACAGGCAAAACTTCTACTTCTTTCACTGGTTGTGATAGGGGTGTCAATTTCAGATTTGACCAAAAAGTTATCCTCGATGGACTTCAGGATGATCCCAATACAGGTCTTACTAACTATCAATTCCAGGTTACTGACAAAGTTAGACGTGTTGTAGAAAACTCTAACAACCGAGTTGCAGTTGTTTATGACTGGATTAGAGATGAAAGAGCACTGTATGTAACCTTTGAGATTGACGAGCTAGCATTTATTGATGCAGGTAGATCAGGTGAGAAAGCAAAGATTGTGGCATTCGTTGCTGGATCTGCAGCATCATCAGGGACAGGTCAAGAACCTCACACATTGATTGAGGTAGAGGGCGAGGATATTGTTGCATTTACAAGTCCACTGTCGTTGATTCTCAATCGTCGATTTGAAGACGACGATGAGTCATATACTGATGAGAATGATGTTGTCCAGTATGGCGATGGCATTCCCGACTTGATTAACACCGCCACGGAATTTGAAAATCAAATCAATCTTGACGGTGGTATTGCATCATCTAAATATGGTATTGAGGAGACTATTGGTGGTCAAAACACCACTCTCTTCCAAGTGGGTGATCAGGTATATGACGGTAGTCCTCAACAGTTGGTTGCAACTATTCAGACTGCAGGTTTGCTTGGTGACGGTGAAGCACACCAGTCAACAGGTAGTATTGTTATCGAATATATCAATAACCTGATTAGTTTCCAACCTGGAGAAACAATTCAAGGTTTGACAAGTGGTATTACAGCAACTCTAGTTGCTTCCACCACAGGACCAAAGACAGGTCAATTTACACTGTCAATTTCTGACATCGTTGATAACGATCCTACATATAAGTGGGCAGTCGGTGAAACTCTGCAGGGTAGTCTCAGCTCTGCAACTGCAACGATTAAGACTGTTGAATATACAAAGTATGTAAGAAACGAGGACGAATAAGTCCCATAAATAAAAAGAAGGCAATTTCCTTAAAATGGCGCTACTTACCGACCAGTTTAGAATCTTTACTGCCGAAAGGTTTAGAAAGTCTTTGGAGGGTCCCGACCCTACTCAGTCCGACCTTGATGCTGGTAGTGATAGAGATCGACTGTATGTTTTCATCGGTCGTCCTCAGGCATGGGACAATGAGAATGCACCCCCAGACCCCGTGGATTCATTCCAGGAGTTTGCGGATGACTATTCCGATATGATCTCCATGAAGAGGGTGCTGGCGAATGATACTATTCAGGTTATTAGACGCACCGACTGGATTCCTCCTGAGCAAACCACTGGTGGCTTGGGTTATGTTTATGACATGTATCGTCATGACTATAGCTCAACTAAGACCGCATCTTCTGGTGCTACCAAACTTTATGATGCAGACTTTTACGTTGTTAACTCATCGTATCAGGTATATAAGTGCATTTATAACGGAACATCCCCTAGTGATCCTAACGGTAAGCCTTCTACTGTTGAGCCTACGGGTACTTCAACTTCTATTATTACCACTGCTGACGGTTATCGTTGGAAGTATATGTATACGATCCCTGTGGGTCAGGTGCTGAAATTCTTCTCCAATGAATACATGCCTGTGCTGAGTGACACCGCTGTGGTGTCTGACGCAATCGGTGGTGAGATCGATACTGTTATTATCGCATCCTCTGGTGCTGGTTATAACAACGGCACTTATGAAAACGTGCCCATCAAAGGCGATGGCGTTGGTGGTCGTGTTTCTCTGGTTGTTGACGGTGGTCGAATTGTCTCGGCAACAGTGACTTCGGGTGGTAGCGGTTACACCTTCGGTAAGGTGGTGATCGATGAGGTCAACGGTATCGGTGCTGGCACAGGCACAGGTGGTAACGTTGAAGTGGTTGTGCCTCCTACTAAGGGTCACGGTGCAGATCCTGCTACCGAGCTTGGTGGTTTCCGAGTCATGATCAACACCAAGTTTACCTACGCTGAAGGTAGTGGTGACTTCCCAACTGATAACGACTACCGTCGTATCGGTCTTGTCATCAACCCTAACAAGTATGGCACGCAAGAATTGACTGCTGATCTTACGTTGTCTGCAACGAAAGCAGTTATCTTTGCACCTTCCTTTACTGGTAACTTCCAGACTGACGAAATTATCACACAGTCTCGCACAATTGGTGGTCAGCAAGTGACTGCTCGTGGTCGTGTGATTTCCTGGAATAGCACCACAAAGGTCCTTAAGTATTACCAGAATAGGATTGATGGTATCTTCCCAGAATTTACTGGTAACTTGATTGAGTTTGAAGGTGGTAACCCTGTGGTGGGTGCTACATCAGGTGCGTCCGCTGACCCTGATATCAACTTCCCCATCGTTTCTGGTGCGTCAACTCGTATCATCAACAACACTGAATATGACCTTGGTATGGCGTTTACCAACGGTTATGCAAAACCTGAGGTCCAACCTAACAGTGGAGAAGTTATCTACATAGATAACAGAGGCGCGATTACTCGTGCTGGAGACCAAATCGAAGACATCAAAATCGTAATCGAGTTCTAAGATGCCCCAGAATACTAACCTTAACATCTCTCCTTATTTCGACGATTTCGATAAGGATAAGAACTTCTACCGAGTGCTATTCAGACCTGGGTATCCTATTCAGGCGCGTGAGATTACGACACTGCAGTCTATCCTGCAGAATCAGATTGAGTCGATTGGTCAGCACTTCTTCAAAGAAGGTGCAATGGTCATCCCTGGTCAGGTCGGTTATGACTTGAATGTCCAGGCGGTTATCCTGCAACAATCCTTCTTGGGTGTCGATGTCGAAACTTACAGGACTCAACTTCAGGGGCAAATCATTGAGGGTCTGACGACAGGTATTAAGGCAAAGGTCCTTTACTCCATTCCCGCTGCAGAATCTGAGCGTGGTTATGTCACTCTATACGTTAAGTATATTGAGTCTGGTGATACTGTTTCCGAAGCATCTATCACTACCTTCCAAGCTAACGAGCAGTTGATTGCTGAGAATGAAATTACTTTCGGCACAACGCTGATTGAAGTTGGATCTCCTTTTGGTCAGTTGCTGCCTGTTGAATCAACTTCTGTTGCTTCGACTGCATACATCAATGCTGGTGTTTACTTCATTAGAGGGCACTTTGTTGATGTCCCCTCCATGTATCTGATCCTGGAGCAATATGATAACAATCCTTCCTATCGTGTTGGTCTGGAAGTTAGTGAATCTATTGTTACTCCAGAAGACGATCCATCACTGAATGATAACGCAGCAGGCACATCTAACTATGCTGCACCTGGATCTCACAGATTCAGAATCAGGACTCAACTCGTTAAGAAACCAATTAACGACGAGACTGATAAAAACTTCATCGAATTGCTGCGTATCAACAATAGTAAGGTTGAGCAATTCGTTACTGCAACTGCATACTCCGAGCTGGAGAGATCTCTGGCACGTCGCACCTATGAAGAGTCTGGAGACTATGTTGTAGATACCTTCACCATTAAGGCAAGAGAGTGTCTGGATGATGGTTTCAACAATGGTGTGTATCGTCCTGGTGAGACCACCGCTCAAGGTAACATTGCATCAGATGAGCTGATTACATATGAGATCTCTCCTGGTAGAGCATATGTAAGAGGATACAGGACAGAATTCCTGGTGCCTCAGTATATTGATGCACCTAAACCTCGTGACTATGAAGGCGTCCAAAACGGTATTATCTCATTCCGTTTGGGTAACTTCGTTAAAGTATACGATGTATATGGATGGCCAGATCTGACTGGTGAGGGTGTTACCTCAGCATACCAGACTCTGGAAATGTACGATGACTGGACTCTGAATTCTGCTAACACTACAACTGGCAGAATGATTGGTCGTTGTCGTGCAGTCCAAATTCAAAAGGACACAGACACTACTTATGATCTGTGGATCTTTGATGCTCAGATGTTTACTGCTATCAACTTTGCTGCAGGTAACAACTCTGTGACTGTTGGTGACGTGCTGAAAGGTCGCACCTCCAATGCTCGTGGTTTCGTTGCTGACGCTGGTAGTGGCAACTGGTGTCAACTGGAGCAAGTCTCTGGCACCTTTGTGAATGGTGAGGTTATTGAAAGAGATGGTCGTGTTATCGGCACTCTGGAAGCAGCACATACATTCAACCTGACTGATACTAGATCCTGCTATGGCAGAAATAGCACTAACCAAATTACATTTGGTGCTAACTGGTTGCTGAATGACCAGGCGGAGATTGAAGCATCTACAGTAACTATTGATTCTGGTAATAACCAGATCGAAGGTTTCCGCACCAAGTTTGTGCAAGACCTGCGTCCTGGTGACGTTGTGACTGCAACTAACTCCACTTCAGAAGGTGAGAATTCTATCAGAATTGAGAGAGTTGATCCTCAGTATATTAAGACCATTACAGGTAATGCTTATACTGGAGCATCTAATGTCATCTTCAATGATCTAGATCAAACTGTCAGAATTGATAATAGTCTTGCCAAGGGCACTGTCCCTAACGGTGAATATGGCACTTTGGTGAGAATGCGTCCTTTCGTATTCCAGAAAGACTACCAGAATGGTGAGCTCACGATTGATACTCCTCGTATTTCGATGAGATCGATCTCTGACGAATCATTCTTTGTCTTCCGCACCTTCAACAACAAGACTGTGGTGTCTGGTGGTGTTACTGTTTCACTGCCTGAATCCGAGCAGTTTGCATCTCTCGATGATGAAAACTATATGCTCACTATCTTGGGTGAGTCTGGATCTGCATATAGCGTGGGTCAAAACCTCAACATCGATGCTCTGAATGATGCAGGCACACTGACAGTTACCTTCGGTGCTGATCGTCAGTCTGTGACCATTGATGGTCTGACTGGTGTCAATACTGTCAAACTGACAGCACTGATCTCCAAGAATATCGTCTCGAAGAAGATTAAAACCGCCGCTAAGATGCGTGCGATGAAGGTCATCAGGACTCGTAACAATAACGACCAACAGAAGTATGGTCTTGCTTACGGTAACCTGTATGGCACCAGAATCGAAGACGAAGAGATTTCGTTTGCATTGAATGATGTTTACAAAATCCACGCTGTATACGAGTCTGAAAATGACAACGATGCAGAGCCCCCTTACCTCACTCTTACTGAATCTACCTTCTTCGACAACGGCTCTGTTGTTGTGGGTCGCACCTCAGGTGCTAGGGGACGTGTAATTCAGTTTATCAACAGCACACTCCGTCTCTACGTCGTCCAACTCAACGAAGTCCCATTCCTCCCTGGTGAGACTATCGATGGTGTTGATGACGATAACACTCCTCTGACTGCTATCATCGATGACGCTGAAGGATCAGTGTTTAAGGGTAGTAAGGTTGTCACAACTCAGTATGAGTTGGAGCCTGGTCAGAAAGCACACTTCTATGATGTGTGTAAGATGCTGAGACTGCCTCAGTATACTCCTCCGATCCGCAAACTGCTGGTAATCTTTGACTACTTTGTCCATGAATCATCGGGCGATTACTTTGCATCTCAGTCCTATACAGGTATTGGTTACAAAGAGATTCCCAAGTATAAACTGGACGGATCGATTAACTTCCTGAAAGACCAGATTGACTTCCGTCCTGGTGTTGGTGAGTTGGCATCTGGTGCTGGCACCATCACTAACGAATTCTATGTGAATTGTGCTTCACTTGACTTCGGTGCTCGTCAGTTTGATACCTCTGGTGGCTCTGGTGGATCTACCATCTTTGATATTCCTAAGGTGGCAACTGAGATCCGCATGGACTACACCTACTATCTGCCTCGTGCAGACAAGATCTTCCTGACTCATGAAAATGAGTTGAGAATCGCAAGAGGTGTATCTTCTGAGGATCAACCACCCCCAGACAATATCCAAAACGCAATGCTCTTGGCACAGCTTGAGTGTCGTGCATATGTGTATGACGTTGAGCGTGATGTCCTGATCTATCCTGAGATCATCCGTCGCTATACCATGAAGGATATTGGCGATCTGGAGACCAGACTGTCACACGTTGAGTATTACACCTCACTGTCCCTGCTGGAGACACAGGCAGAGAATACTAAGACATACGATGACAATGGTTTCGACCGTCTGAAGAATGGTTACGTTGTAGATGACTTCACTGATCACACTATCGGTGACGTGCTCAACGTTGATTACAAGTGCTCAATGGACTTCAAAGAGGGTCACCTCCGTCCTGCACACTATACAACTAACGTCCCTCTGCAACTGAATGCACCTTCGTCTTCTAACGTTGTAAGGACAACTGGCAACATGGTGCTGCTGCCTTATGAAGATCTGGCAATCGTCACCCAACCATATGCTTCTAGGACAGAGAATGTAAACCCATTCAACGTGTTTACTTTCATTGGTCGTATTGACCTGACTCCTGCATCTGACGACTGGGTTGATATTAAGCGTCTGCCTGCTCGTGTTGAAAACGTTGAAGGTGACTTCTCTGCTGTTGCTAGAGACCTTCAGATTGACCAGAATGGTTTTGCTCCCATCCAGTGGGGTGGTTGGCGCACAAACTGGACTGGTGAGTCCTTGGTATCTACCACACAATTCAGAAACAGATCTGGTAGTTTCGCTGCTGGTGGTCGTCGTCTGGGTCGTCTGGGTCACGGTCAGGGTCGTCAGCCCATCTTTGTCCACGAGAGACGCACATGGCGTGTTGTTAACAACCAGGCACGTCAAGGTATCAGGACTCGTGTTACTCCCAAGATTGATCGTAAGTCACTTGGTGATAGCGTCCTGTCACAAACAGCAATCCCCTGGATTAGATCTCGTAACGTGTCCTTTAACGTGGACCGTATGAAGCCTCGCACAAGAATCTATGCATTCTTCGATGGCGTCAACGTTACTGGTTATATCACACCTAAAGTTATCGAGTTGGTCAAGTCTTCGACTGCTGATCCTCGCTCTAATGAAACTCCTTTCGTTGAGGGTGAGACTGTTGTCGGTCAAAACTCTGGTTGCCGCTTTAAGGTTGCCCCTGCAAATGATGCATATAAGACCGACCCTTACGGTGTTGGTGAAGCAACTCTTGCAGAGTCCTATGCATCTACTACACCATTCCTCAATATCGACACCCAAGTGTTGGCAGAAACTGTCAACCCCAATTTCTTTGGTAACTTCCAAACTGGTGAGGTGTTGATTGGTCAGACCTCTGGTGCTCGTGCAGTTGTGAAGGATCGTCGTCTCCTGACTGACAACATCGGTAACTTCCGTGGATCCTTCTTTATTCCTAACCCTGGTAACGACTCCAACCCCCGTTGGGCAACTGGCACCAGGACCTTTAGATTCACTACATCACCCACTAATAGTAGAGCAAATGATGAGGTGACCTCATCTGCAGATACTACTTACAGTGCAACTGGCACCCTGAGGACTGTCAGAGAGAATATCCTGGCAATCCGTAATGCTGAGATTGTAAGAGACACTGTTAATGATGCTCGCACGGTTATCACGACCAGGACTGAAACACGTCAGATTGGTTGGTATGACCCCCTGGCACAATCCTTTATTGTTGACGAGGAAGGTGGTGTATTCCTGACTGGTATTGATATCTTCTTCAAGACTAAGGATGCCAACATTCCTATCTCGATGCAGATCAGGACCATGGAGAATGGTTATCCTACCAAGGACATCCTGCCCTTCTCTGATACCACTATCGATCCCGATCAGGTAGAGCTGTCTGATAACGCAGCAGTGCCTACCAGATTCACCTTCAGATCACCTGTTTATATCAAGCAGTCTACTGAATACTGCTTCGTGCTTCTGTCAGACTCCAACGAATATAACGTTTGGATCTCCAGAATGGGTGACATCGATGTCTCTGGCACAAGGACGATCTCTGAGCAACCTTACGCTGGTGTGCTCTTCAAGTCACAAAACGCATCTACCTGGACTGCTGACCAGTATGAGGATTGTAAGTTTACAATCTATCGTGCGGAATTTACAGCAAGTCTTGGCACTGCAATCTTTAATAATGCAGACCTGGGTAAAGGTAACGGTGGTATTCACAACCTGATTGAGAATCCTATTCTCACCATCAAACCCAAGCAAACTCTGTTGCTGCCTGCAGGTCAGAATTATAACTTCACTATCGGTGCAAGAGTGTTGCAGTCACCTTCAGGTGCAAGCGGCACGATTACTGAGTTTGATGCAGTTTCTGATCCCGAGCGTGTCACTATTACCGATATTGACGGTCAATTCTCAGCAGGTTTCCTTGATGCTAATGGAGTGCCTTTCCAAGGTCTCGCATCATCTCAGTCTGTTGGCACATTTGTCTTGTCGGCAATTTACAACGGCACATTTGAAGTTGGAGATACTGTAACTGGATCTACTTCTGGATCAACAGGCACAGTTACTTCTTATGATTCAGGCACCAATACCCTGCTTCTTAACTATCTGTCATATGAATTTGATGCATCAGATACCCTGACAAATGCTAGTGGCACATCGGCAACGATTACCTCTATCGCATATTCAGGTGACTCTTATAACGCATATCCAACTCAGGCACCTAGTTACTCAGCCGATGATCAGGAAGTTGCAGTCTTCCATAGAAACCATGGTATGCACCAACGCACTAACAATGTAGAAATTGAAGGTGTGACATCTGAAGTGCCTCCAACAACTCTGACTTCTTCTCTGTCAGCAGGCACTACTTCTATTCAGGTGCAGGATGGATCGCAATTCCATACCATCGTTGGTGGCACAAATATCGGCAACCTGAATCCTGGTTATCTCAAGATCAATGATGAGATCATCCAATACTCCAGTATCTCCACTAATGGTCAGGTGATTACTGTTGCAACTGGTGGTAGAGGTGCTGGTGGCACTGCTGATGTAACTCATGAATCTGGATCTGTTGTCGAATGTTACAACCTTGATGGTATTCCTCTGACACAAATCAACAAAGTCCACGACAAGATTGAGTGTCCTTGGATCGACTCTTACATGATTAGCACCGACTTTGTTGCAACTAACGGTATCAGAGGTGGTGGCACAGGAGTGTTTGCTTCACAGAATGTCCAGTTTGAGTGTCTGACTCCTACCATCTCCACGATGGTGCTTCCAGAAACCGAGATTACTGCTCGTGTAAATACTACTACAGCAACGTCAGTTGGTGAAGGTGGTGGCGAAGGTGGATCTGCACCTCGTGACCAAGCATCCTTCATTAACAATGGTCAATATCTTGACGTTGTGCTCAATGAGGAGAATCATTTCACTACTCCTCAGATGGTCGCATCTAAGATCAATGAGCAAAACAAACTGGATGGTAACAAGTCACTGACAATGGCATTGCAGTTGACAACTGAGAAATCTTCTCTGTCTCCTTGTATTGACCTTGACAGACTGTCCTTGATTACTACAACTAACAGAGTCAACTGGTGGCCAGGTGGTCCTGCTCCTTATGGTCAGCAGTCCGCTATCGACCGCACACAGGATGTTTCCACTCTGCCTAACGGCGATCAAAACGACGCTGTGTATATCACACGTCTCGCACGTCTGGGTAGTGAAGCAAGATCTCTGAAGGTTGACTTCCAGATCACACGTCACCCTGCTACTGAAGTCCGCGTTTACTATCGTGCATTCAAGGCAGGCGACACCGCTGATCCTAATACCCTTGGTTGGGAATTGGTTGGCGAACCTCTGACAACTCAGAATCAACAGTATGACTCAACTCCTACAGATGAATATCTGTGGAAGGATTATGCATACGAGAAGAAGGGTCTTACCTTCAACGCATTCCAGTTGAAGATCGTCATGAGATCTAAGAATCAAGCGAGAGTCCCACTTATTGCTGATCTGAGAGCAATCGCTCTAGCTACTTAAAGCTAGTTTGTTTCAACCCTTACATGGTTGATTATAATTATTATTAGTTACTATGTCAAGTCCAAATAAGAAGACTGATCACATCGAAACTTACCGCCCAGACCTTATCCCTGTTGAGGGTAAGGACGGGTGGTTTAGGGATCCTGATTCAAATGCAATTGTCAACTGTAATAAAACGCAGTATGATGATTACATGGCTGCATATCGCAAACGCCAGAGGAAGGATGAGAAGTTTGAGGCTTTACAAAGCGATGTGGATGGTCTAAAATCTGACTTGTCAGAAATCAAATCGTTACTGAAATCATTAGTTAAAGGAGACTGAAAATGCCTGCTGACGTGACCGAGACTGCTTCCCAAGAGGAGCTGCTTGAGCAATTCCAAACCCGTTATCAAAACCTGCTTCGTGAAAACCAAGATCTTTCTAAGAAGATCAAGGACAACGAAGCGACTGCCCTGAAACTTCTTGGTGCTATTGAAACCCTTGAGTATCTTGCACCCAAAGATGAAGAGGCGGAAGAAGAAACTCCTGCTGCGGAGTAAAGATGCAGCACCCCCGCAAGGGGGTTTTTTAATGGCATAAATAAACAAGAAAGACCTTTGTCTGTTGCTAGGATCCTTATAAACAATGGCAAATAGAATCCAACTTAGACGTGACGGTGCTCAGCAGTGGGCAAACGTCAACCCTATCCTTGCTCAAGGCGAGCTTGGTATCGAAATTGATACCTCGCGTCTTAAGATCGGGGATGGTGTTACAGCGTGGAACTCTCTCAAGTATGAGAGACCGCTTGAAACAGAATCAAATACCGCTAACACCCTGGTTAAACGGGATGCTGACGGTAACTTTGAAGCAGGTGCCATTACTGCTTCACTGATTGGTAACGCTGCAACTGCTACCCGTCTGGCAAACGCTCGCCAGATCCAACTGGGTGGTGACATGTCTGGTAGCGGCACGTTTGATGGATCCTCAAACCTGACCATTACTGCAGAATTGAATTATGTGGTGGCACTGCCCCACTACGATCCTACTGACCTAGACGCAACAGGCACCTATACTCGTATTACGGTTGACTCCCGTGGTCGTATTGTTGACGCTGACTCTCCTTCATCCCTGTCAGCGTATGGCATTTCAGACGCACAACCTCTGGATAGTGATCTGACCTCCCTGGCAAGTATGACAGGTTTCGGTCTGATTTCTCGTCAGGCTGAAGGCACTCTGGTTAACCGCACCGTCACTGGTGGTAGTGGTCGTATCATCGTCCAGAATGGTAACGGTCAGTCTTCTAACCCATTTATTGACCTGGCAGATACCACGGTTGTGGTGGGTAAGTATAACCCCATTACAGCACAAGACCCTCTGGTCGATCCTCTGGTCAGTGCTACAACTGGTGAAGAGACCGTCAATACAGTCAACCTTCAAGTTGACAGATATGGTCGTCTGGTCTACGCTAATACCTCACCTATCGCTACAGCAAGGGAGGGCGCGAAAGCTGGCACATCTTTCACCACTTACGATAACGCTACTGCGTATCCTAGATTCAGCAAGATTATTGCATCTAATGGCAGAGTATATCAGGCTGCTATTCGGGGGATCCCAGCAGGACTCGGCGAACCTTCACACAACACCCAGCAAGGCGATACAGACGATCAGGGTGGATGGAGAGACCTGGGTACTGATGGAGTCGAGCAAAAGGGTGTTGCGAGTTTCGACCAGGAAGACTTTGACGTAGACGCAAACGGTCACGTCACAATTAGTGAGAATGCAATTGAGAATTCTCAGATGCAATCTCATGGTCTGTTGATGTTTACTGACCAAAATGCAACAGAAACATTTGAGCTCGACCGCGAGCGCACGACTGATAATGCTTATCATGGCATTACCACCATTAACCACGTTAATGTTAATAACAGGACAGGGAGTAGCGTATTCCGTGTCACTGGTTACGATACTGCTGAGTATCCTTTCCAGCCTGGCATTCTGGACCAGGGCAATCCCTATCCTTCTGTTAATGCTGACGACCCTAATGGTAACGGTGATGCAAACTGGGGATCGATTTACACTGGTCTTATTGACATTAACCTCGATACTACCATTGCTGGTAACATTACTCTTGATGTTACAAAAACCAACCAGTTTATTAAGCGAACGTCGGGTAATGTAGATTTCCACCTCGAAGTAAACGAGGCGGCAGATCGCAACATGAATATCACCGCCAACAATGCTGATGCTGGCGGCACTGCAAATATCAATATCACTGCTGACAATGAGATCACGATCTCCAGCACTGACGCTGCATACTTTGTTAACGTAGAGGACTATAGATTCCAATACAACGTTCTGAGCACCCGTGACGCTACGATGGTGCTCGATCCAGGGGACGATGATGCAGCGACGGGTCTTGTGAGAGTCCGTGGTGACCTGCAGGTAGATGGCACCACAACCACTGTAAACTCAGTGGTCATGACTGTCCAAGACCCGATCATCACCCTGGGTGGTGAGGATACTCTTACAGTTGATGACAATAAGGATCGCGGTATTGAGTTTAGATATTATGATACCCAAGAGAGATTCGGATTCTATGGTTGGGACGAAGATTACGCGGACGCTAACATTTGGTCTGGCACTGGCGGGTATCGCTTCCTCTACAACGCGACTAACTCAAGCGAAGTTTATTCTGGCACTGACGCTGCTGTCATTGCTGGTAACCTCCGACTGACCACCAATACAGATTCCACTTGGAAGACACCCACAACAGGCACCCTGGTGGTGACTGGTGGTGCAGGTATCTCTGCTAACCTCAACGTTGGTGGCACTACCTACATCCAAGGTAATACTGAGATTGACGGCACTGTTGACATCGATGCCAACTTCGCAGTCAGGACTGCTGGTCATGTAGACAAAGTTACCATCGAAAGTGCTACAGGTAACACTGTTATCGAAGGCACCCTGGATGTCCAACTTGAGACAGAAATTACTGACAACCTGATTGTCCGTGCTGACAATAAAGAATTCCTGATCAAGAATGATGCAGGTGTAACTAAGTTTGTTGTTGACACTGACAATGGTAACAGCGTCATCAGTGGCACTGTTAATATCATTGGTGCAACTGACATCGACGATACCCTCAATGTAGATGGTAACGTCACTCTGAATGCTGACTTCGACCTGGATGGCACAGCAACCTTCCACGACACTATCCACATGGATACTGGTGCGAAGGAGTTTAAGATCTCTAACGGCGGTGCTCAGAAATTCCAAGTTTCGTCTACCAACGGTAACACTGACATCGAAGGTAGTTTGAATGTTGGTGGTTTCAATACCTTCGAGCGCACCAACAACATCGCAGTTGATGCGACCACCTCAGAATCTGACATTACCTTGGCAACCGATGGTGCTATCACCGTTGCTGGTGGTGTCAACATCGAGAAGGATGTAAGGATCGGTGGTGACCTCTACATGGACGACCGCATTGTCGTCAAGGATGCTGGCACTGCCCGCACCCGTCCTTCCCTGATGAATAACCTCGATGTCCTGTATCGTCAGGTCATCGGTGGCACTGCAGCACATAACGCAACCTTCGCTACTGATACAGGTGCAAACCTGAGAGTGACTGGTGGTGTTGGTATTGCACAAGATCTGCACGTTGGTGACGACTTCTACATCGGTAAACTCAACACTAACGATACGGTTGAATTCAGTGTCCTGGGTGAGTCTGGTTTCACAACCATCGGTCGTGTGGGTCAGGGTAACGCTACTGACGGTGCTTTGGTTGTCCACGGTGATGCAACATTCAACCGTGAGTTGAATATCACTGGTGCTCTGACGACTATTGGTGATTCCAATTCGGATGTATTTACAGTCAATGCTGTCTCCACCTTTACCGACAACGTAACTGTCGAAGGTAATCTGGAAGTTGATCAGAATGTGATCATCAACCAGAATCTCACAGTCCACGGCACAACCACTACCGTCAATTCTACGGTGGTTACTCTGGACGATCCTATCGTTACTCTGGGTGGCGATACTGCTCCTGCATCTGACGATGGTAAGGACCGTGGTGTTGAATTCAGATATTACGATTCGACTGCTCGTGTTGGTTTCTTCGGTTGGGATAACTCAGCATCACGCTATGCTCTCTATCACAACGCTACCAATAGCAGTGAAGTATTCAACGGCACCAGATCTGGTCTGGATGCAGGTAGTGCTAAATTCTTCGATACCACAAACTCCACCTCTGCTGCAACTGGCACACTGATTGTTGGTGGCGGTGCAGGATTCGGATTAACTGTTAACATAGGTCAGGACCTTTTCGTAACTAGAAATGTTGGTATCACTGGCAATACTGATATCACTGGCACTCTTGACGTTGCTGATGACTTCGCTGTATCTACGACCTTCACAGTCGATGCACAGACTGGTAATACTTTCGCTAACGGTACATTCACTGTTAACGGCAACAGCACTATCGGTAATGCTGGCAGCGATGCTCATACGGTAAACGGCACAGTCCAGTTTAATCATGCAGTCACTGCTGCTGAGAGATTCAACATCAGAGACCTCAAGATTGGCACAGATGGATCTCGCGAGATCGGCACTCTGACTGGCAACCTCATCCTTGACTCCGCTGGTGGCACTGTCAATATCACAGATAATGCTGACGTAGACGGTAACCTCAATGTTGATGGCAATACACAGATTGATGGCACGCTCACGGTTGATGGCAACACAACTATCGGTAATGCTGCTGGGGATGCTCACAGCGTCACGGGTACTGTCACATTCAACCAAGCGATTACTTCCACCGACATCACGGCGGACGCCATCAAGATCGGCGTTGACGGTGTATCAGAAATCTCAACCTCCGAAGGACCACTAATCCTTGATTCTGCAGCAGGATATGTAAGTATCACAGACAGTGCTGAGATTGATCTCAACCTTACTGTGGATGGTAACACAACTCTTGGTAACGCTTCTGGCGATACTCTGACAGTTAATGCTACATCTACATTCAATGCTCCAATCACCTCTACTGACATCACTGCTGACTCTGTGCAGATCGGTGTCTCTGGTGCATCTGAGATTGATACCTCTGCTGGTAACCTGACACTGGATTCTACTGGTGGCACAGTCATCGTTGATGACAACCTCAACGTCTCTGGCAGCAGCATCTTCACGGGTCAGGTGACTGTCAACGACAGCATCATCATTGACTCCACTAACGAAGCATTTATCATCAGATCATCTCTGGTTGATAAGTTTACTGTTGACTCTGACAACGGCAACACCTTCATCGCTGGCACAACTCAGATCGAAGGTGCAACCACAATCAACGACAATGTTGATATCAATGGTAACTCTGATGTGTCTGGCACTCAGACCATCGGTGGTGTAACATCTATCACTGATAACACCAACGCATCAACTGGTAACAACTTCTCTTCCTCTGGTGCTCTGCGAGTTACTGGTGGTGCTTCGATTGCTAGAGATTTGGCAGTCGGTGGCGACATGCAAATCTATGGTGACTTTGAGGTAGACGGTAACGTCGTCCAGAAAGGTAACCAGGAATTCCGTGGTATCGTTGAATTCTCTAAGAATGAGACACCTTCCCGTCTGGTTGATAATGCAGCAATTGAAGTTACCAACGGTGGTATCACTGTTTATGAGGATTCTTTCTTCGGTGAAAACATCTACATCGGTCCTGACCAAAACACTAAGATCACTCTCTTCGGTGCTAATGGTAACGCTGTGTTTGATGGCACGGTTGAGGTTTCTACCCTCAGTGCTACCACAGGTAATATCGCTACGATCAACACGACTTCTAACGTCAACGTTGGTGGATCGATTATCGTCAATACTAACAAGTTTATCGTCGCAGGTGCTTCTGGTAACACAGACATCGCTGGCACACTTGACGTTGCAGGTGCAACTGTAATTGATGACACCTTCAACGTAACTGGTGCAACCGATCTTGACAGCACTCTGAATGTTGATGGTGCTACTACATTCAACGCTACTATTACTCAAAACAGCACGTCTCTCTTCAGAGACAATGTTGTAATCCGTGGTGCTTCTAAGGTCCTGCAACTGCAGAATGGTGCTAACATCACCAAGATTGAATTGCAGTCCACCACTGGTAACATCACTGCTGCTGGTCTGACTACAACAGGATCTCTGGATGTAACCAATAACACGACCATCGGTGGCACTCTGGGTGTTACAGGTCAGATTACTGGTAACGTCACTGGTGACCTGACAGGCACCGCAGATAAGTCGAATCTGGTTGATGTCACTGAGACAGCAACTTCTAACCTGACTTACTATCCCACCTTTGTTTCTGCTAACAGCGGTTATACTGAGATTCGCACAGACTCTCAAAACCTGTCATACAACCCCAGCACCAACACGCTGACGGTTGATAACTTCAAATCGGTTACTGACTTTGAGATTCAGGGTAACTTGAATGTTACTGGTGCGTTGACCTTCTTCCAGTCACAGGTTGGTAGTATTGCTAACCACGACACCGATGCTCTGTCAGAAGGCGTCACTAACCTCTACTTCACTAACGAGAGAGTCGATGATCGTGTTGCTGCACTGATCGATGGCGGCACAGGTATTTCGGCAACGTATAATGATGCTGGCAACCTGCTGTCCCTGGCAGTTGACTTTGGTGAGATTAACACCGATAACCTGACTGAGGGATCTAGCAACAGATTCTTCACCCAGGCAAGAGCAAGAAATGCCTTCACCTATGGCAATGGTATTGAGCATGATGGATCTGGTGGTCTGCAAGTTACTCAGGCAGATATCAATACCGACAACATCACTGAAGGATCTACCAACCTCTTCATCACAGACGCTCGTGTCCGTAGTGCTCTGAGTGCTGGTGGTGATCTCAACTACAACGCTTCCACGGGTGAATTCAGCATCAGTCAGTCCGATCTGAATGTTGATGACCTGATCTCCCTGACAGGTCGTGCTAACGGTGCTAGCCACCTGGCAGCATTCGGTGGCAGCACTATCTCTGACAACAACACCATCAAGGGTGCTCTGGGTGAGTTGGAGACCGCTGTTGAGGCAAGGGCACTTACCTCTTCTCTCTCCACGGTTGCCACCAGTGGTGCTTACACTGACCTGTCTGGTTTGCCCACACTGGGCACTGCTGCAGCAACTGCCGCTGCCGACTATGCAACTGCTGCACAGGGTGCTTTGGCAGATTCTGCCATCCAATCCTCTGACCTTGCTACTGTTGCTACCACTGGAGCGTATGCAGACCTGAGTGGCACACCTAGTCTTGGTGCTGTTGCTACCAGCAATGATTATAATGATCTTACTAATCTGCCTACACTCTTCTCGGGTGCATATGGAGATCTGACTGGACTGCCTACTCTCTTCTCTGGAGCATATGCAGATCTGACTGGTAAACCCACCCTTGGCACTGCTGCAGCAACAGCAGCAACTGATTATGCAACTGCTGCACAAGGTGCCCTTGCAGACACCGCTCTACAGTCTGAGACAATTGATTTGGCAACTCTCAAAGCAGAGGTTGCTGCATCTGCTAACTTTGCTGACTTTAAGTCCCGTATCGCTGCTCTCTGATAACTAATGGCAACTCTAACCTCCCAAGCTGAATTGGCGGCGTATTGCAAGCGCCGCCTGGGTGATCCTGTCGTCGAAGTAAACGTCTCCGACGATCAAGTTAATGATGCTATCGAATACACTCTGCAAAAATTCCAACAGTTTCACTACGATGGATGTGAGCGTGTATACCTGAAGCACCTGATCACTCAGGACGTTGTTGATCGTGCCAAGTTATCTACCCAGACGACTGCTAAGGCAGGCACTGACCTCTGGAAAGAAGGTAATGGGTATATTGAAGTCCCTGATCATATTCTTGCTATTGAAGGACTCTTCTCATACACAGATAAAGGATCGTCAAACATCTTTGACATTCGTTATCAGATGAGACTGAATGACTTGTATGACTTCACGTCTACACAGTTTTATCATTATTACATGATCAAGCAGCACCTGGAGACTATTGATTTCCTCCTGGAAGGCATGAGACCTATTCGTTATCATGCTGTGCAAGATCGTCTCTACATTGATTGGGATTGGCCAGCAGATGCTCTGGTAGGTCAGTATGTTGTGATCAAGGCATACCGTGCTCTCGATCCTACAACCTGGAATGAGATTTATAATCAGTTGTGGGTCAAGGACTATGCAACTGCAAAGATCAAAAAGCAATGGGGCACAAACCTCACCAAGTTTAACGGTGTCCAGATGCCTGGTGGTATCACACTGAATGGTGAGATGATTTACAACGATGCTGTCAACGAGCTCAAGGAGCTTGACGAGCAACTCCGCACCCAATGGGAGCTTCCACCTCTGGACATGATTGGCTGATATGGCACTCAATCCTTTCTTCACTCAAGGCACTACAGGTGAGCAGAATCTGCAAGAGAGTCTGGTCATCGAGCAGATCAAGATGTTTGGGAAAAACGTATACTACGTCCCACGCACCTTGGTCAAGGAGGACACTGTATTTACAGAAGATACTCTGTCAGAATTTAATGATGCATTTGAGATCGAAGCATACATCGAAGATGCTTCAGGTTTCCGTGGTGACGGAGATATGTTTAGTAAGTTTGGGGTGAGGATCTCTGATCAATGCACCTTTGTCATTTCTAGAAAAAGATTTACTGAGGCAGTGGATGATAACACCACGCTCATCGTAGAAGGTAGACCTAACGAGGGTGATTTGATTCACTTCCCTCTGGCAAACAAGACCTTCGAGATTCAGTATGTGGAGCATGAAGTCCCTTTCTTCCAGTTGGGTAAGATTCATACTTGGGGTCTTCGCTGTGAGCTGTTTGAATACAGCGACGAGGACATCGATACTGGTATTGCAGAGATCGATGCTATCCAAACAAACTTTGCTGCATCTATTAAACTCATCATGGATCCTGGTGGCACAGGAGACTTCCAAGTTGGCGAAGAGATTGTTGGTGACTTGTATCGTGCCACGGCAACAGCAACTATTGACGGTGGAGCAGTTAATGCAATCACTGTCACTGACGGCGGTAACCACTACACCAGTGCTCTGCCACCCACAGTGACTATCACTGGAGGAGGCGGGACAGGTGCTACAGCGACTGCTACGGTTGACTCTCTTGGTCTTGTCACTGCTATATCTATCACAAGTGGCGGCAGTGGGTATACTTCTGCACCAACTGTCGTCATTGACTACTCCCCCAAAGATAACAGAGCAGAAGTCAAGTCCTGGAATAGTGCAACCCGTGCCCTAGAGGTCATCAATCGCTCTGGCACATTCAATACTGGTGAGACTGTCAAGGGTCTGACCTCAGGTGCTCTCTGGAGTCCTGAGACTTACAATACACTAAATAATACTAACCTCAGTGATACCGTCGATCAAAACTTCAACATCGAGTCTGAAGCAGATGATATCCTTGACTTTACTGAGACAAATCCCTTTGGCGAATTTGGTGACGCAGACTGATGTTAGGCACTTACTCATACCACGAAATCATTAAGAAGACAGTTGTCGGATTCGGCACACTGTTTAACAACATTGAGCTTCGTCGCACAGACAATGCTGGTAATGTTGAAGAGGTCATGAAGGTGCCTCTGGCATACGGTCCTAAGCAGAAGTTTCTTGCAAGACTTCGCCAAGTTGGTGATCTGACTACCAAGGATCAAGTGCAGATCACTCTGCCTAGAATCTCGTTTGAGATCAATGGCATTTCCTATGATCCCACTCGGAAAGTATCTCCCACTCAATACATCAGAAACACAGCTGATAACGGGAAGCAGGTCAAGATGTTTGCACCTATTCCCTACAACATCAACTTTGAGTTGGCGATCCTCGCTAAAAACCAGGATGATTCGTTGCAGATCCTGGAGCAAATTCTTCCATATTTCCAACCCAGTTTCAATATCACAATGACACTGGTGCCTGAGTTGGGTGACAAAAAAGATTATCCAGTCACACTCACGTCGGTAGATTACCAGGATGAGTATGAGGGTGATTATGACACACGTCGCACGCTGATTTATACCTTACAGTTTGTTGCCAAGACCTATCTCTACGGTCCTGTCAATGACTCTACCAATGAGGTTATCAAGAAAGCGATTGTGGATTACTCCACCTCAATGGATGTCCAGAATGCTCCTCGTGAGGTGCGTTACACAGTCCAACCCGATCCTATTACAGCGGATGCTGGTGACGACTTTGGTTTCAATGAAATGACGAGTTACTTTACCGATGCAAAACAATACAACCCCGTCACAGGACAAGACGAAGACGTTTGATGGCATTGAGGATGCTATGGATGTAGAGACGGAAGTCGTCCCTGCAGAGCCAGCACCTCTTGCTAAAGCGGAAGAGATTGTTACTTCTACGAAGGAGCAACTCAAGAAAGACTATGAATACACTCGTGGCAACCTCTACTCACTGATCGAGAAAGGTCAGGAAGCAGTAGATGGTATCCTTGAGTTGGCACAGGAATCCGATCAACCTCGTGCTTTTGAAGTTGCTGGACAGTTGATCAAGCACGTCGGTGACGTAGCAGACAAACTGGTGGACCTTCAGAAGAAGGTTGCCGAAATCGAAAACCCCAAGAAAACAAAAGAGGTCAACACTACAAACAATACTATGTTTGTTGGTAGCACTGCGGATCTCGCTAAGTTTCTAAAGTCCCAACAAGATAAATAACATAGTAGGAGTAAGTATTACCCATGTCACGAAGAATTATTGTACAAGCGACGGAGGTGACCCTCACAGGCACTGGCGATAACTTGAGTAGTGCTCGTCAAGTCCGAGTGTTGAATGACACTGCAGCATCTATTGTGCTGACTATTGACGATGCTGCACAGGCTGCTGCTCGCACTGATTACAACACCCTGGGATCTCGCTCTATCACTATCGCTGCTGGCGAAGAGATCTTCCTTGAGAAGGAGCCTCTTGAGGTAGTTAGCGGTGCTGGTCTCAAGGCGACTCCAGTAGCACGTCAGTGATATGCCTGCCGTCTCGAAAAAACAGCAGCGTTTCTTCGGGATGGTCCGAGCTGCTCAAAAAGGTGAGGGAGCGTCATCGCCTGAGGTTGCCAAAGTTGCTGCCAGCATAAAGAAAAAAGACGCTAAAGATTTTGCATCCACCAAACATAAAGGTTTACCTGAGAAGAAAATGAAGTCATTCAAAGAAGCAACTTACCCCCAGGATTTCAAGGGTGGTCCTGTCGCTAAGAAAAAGACAGGCAAGCCTAATGCTCAGGGTGACTATGGTAAGAAGGACATCAATGAAGAGGATGCAGATCGTCTGAAAGATCGCCGTATGGAGCGTGGTGGTGTTGGTGGTAACCAACGCTATGATCGTGCCCCTAAAGCACCTAATACCAAGAAGTTTGGCACTGGGAAGACTGCTCTGCAGAAAGACATGGAGAAAAAGCATGGCAAGGGTAAGTCTGCCATGGACATCGTAAGAGCAGAGATCGAAGCAAAGCACGGCAAGGGTGCTCTCATGAAAACTAAAAAAGAGGAGACTGAAATGCAAGAAGGTAAGAAAGGTCTCTGGGACAACATTCATGCCAAGCGTAAGCGTGGTGAGAAACCTGCTAAGCCTGGTGACAAGGACTATCCTAAGACCCTGAATGTTGAGGGCACTGCTCCTGGCGACGTGGATCAAAAGATCAAGACTGACCGTGACGGTTATCGTGTCCCTGAGCGTGACGCTGCTGCTGCACGTCAGAGACTGCTTGCTAAGGCAAAGGCAAAGCGTGCTGAGAGAATGAAAGAGTCAATGTGGAATGGCGTTGACATCTTTGAAGAGTTGTCCGACTGGGAGATTGAATTGATCTCCGAAGAAATGATTGAGGACATCATCCTCGATGTATTCACCGAAGAGTTGACTGAAGGTAGAGAGATCGATGAGATCACAGATATGCTCTGTGAGTCTGTTGACTACTCCCTGAGTTTCCTGACTGAAGCATCAGACTCCTACTATGATTCTGCAGTCAAGGCATCTAAGGAAGCATCTAAGAAACCCGAAGTCAAGGCAGCAAACCGCAGAGCAAAACTTGAGAAGATCAAGTCAACTGCTAAGAAAGTCGGTGGTGCTCTGAAGTCTGGTCTCAAGAAAGCAGGTAGCATGGCACGCAAGGGTGCTGTGAAGGGTGCTGAGGTTGCTGGTAAGGCAGCAGGGCACGCTAAGAATCTTGCTAAGGATATGGGTAGTGCTGCTAAGAAGGGTTATGACTCCACTCAGAAGTCATCCTCTTCCTCCTCTAGTGACTCTTCCTCATCCTCCTCATCGTCTTCATCCTCGTCTTCGGATTCTTCCTCTTCTAGCAGCAGCGATTCAGGTCCTAAGAAGCCTGGTCTGCTCTCACGAATCGGTAGCAAACTGAAGCGTGGTATTAAGAAGGCAGTTGGTGCTGGTGCAAGATCACTCTCCCGTGGTGCTCGTAACGTGGCACGCAAACTGGGTGAAGAGACCCTGACTGAGCGTGGTGACTTCTGGCATCCCGATCCTGAGAAGGATAAGAAGTTGGGTGGTCCTGGTGCTAACCAGCGTGCTCGTGAAGATCGTGCTGCTGCATCCAAACCCAAGGAAGATCCTAAGAAACTGAAGAAGGGTGAGTCCTACATGGATTACTCCAAGCGTCAGAAGGCATCGAAGAAACCTAGATATTCTCCCGAGATTCAGAAGCGTTTGGATGCTGCTAAAGCAGCTAAAGCGAAGAAGAAAGAAGGTCTTGGTGCTAAGATCAAGCGTAAGTTGGGTCTTGGTGAAGAAACCACCATGTCATTCAAGCAGTTTATCGGAGAGTGAAATGACTATTAAAACTTGTAAGTATTGTGGACTGACTTCTCCTAAGGGGCATCAACGCCCCGCTGCTTACATGGAGAAGCACGAAAAGAATTGCCCTAAGAATCCTGATAACCAATGAAAACATATAAGGAATTCTTAGAGGGTTGTGGTTGCGACCACAAGAAAAAGAAAGAGAAAGTCAAGGAAGACTGGCAGAAGAAATCTGGCAAGAATCCTGAAGGCGGTCTTAACGAGAAGGGTCGTAAATCTTACGAGAGAGAAAACCCTGGTAGCGATCTGAAAGCACCTAGTAAGAAAGTAGGTAATCCACGCCGTGCTTCCTTCTGTGCTCGTATGTCAGGAATGAAAAAGAAATTGACTAGCAAGAAAACTGCTAACGATCCTGACTCACGCATCAATAAGTCACTCAGAGCCTGGAATTGTTAATTTAATAATTCCTTCTAATGTCTTAGATGAGTCTTAAGAATGTTTCATTTTGGTAAATAGTGGTATACTAGGAGTATCCGCATGATACCAATGCTTGCATTCTATCTATGTGTCCTATTGTTACTCGCCTGCATATGGTATGGCGGTTATGATGGGACCATGCGCCTTGTGGCATATGCAGATTTGCAACTGCGATACGCCTGGGTCCAAATGAGAATGTTTTTCATGCGTCAGCGTCTTAAAAGAGACCTGAAGAAAGCAGGGCTAGAGTATGAAAAACTATTCACGGAGTTAAAAGATGACTGACCGACCCGAGTCAAATGGACCATCTGAAGAGAGTAGAGAATTTTCAGATCTGTCTATGACTAGAGTTGAGTGTCCTAAATGTGGTGCTACCTGGATCAATGGTCAGCACTATTGGTCAGGCACAGGTAAGGCAGGTAATGAATTAGACCTAGCAGGTCTGGTATGCAATACCCTGGGAGACTTCCAATGCATCAATCCCATGAAAGGAAAGGAGGGTGGTGACACCTGGGCGAAGCGTTTGGAAGACCTTGACAAGATGGACGAAGAGTCATCAAACGCTGATAATACTTAGTAACATTGTAACCCCAGTAACTAAATAAGCCAATAGCAGATAAACTTTTATGAAGTTTTTATTCGCGTTTCTGGCTACATTGTTTCTGGCAGCGCCCGCTTGGGCAGTCGATGTTATGATGGGTGCCGATGGTAACCTAGTCTTTGATCCTGCAGAAATCACAATCTCCGCAGGAGATTCGGTCCACTTTATTAACAACATGCTCCCACCTCACAATGTGATCGTGGAAGATCATCCAGAATTAGGTCATGAAGCTCTGGCAATGTTGCCAGGTGAAGACTTTGAAGTTGCATTCCCTGAAGCAGGTGACTACACTTACTGGTGTGGTCCTCACAAGGGGGCTGGAATGATCGGCACTGTGCATGTAGAATAATGAAAAAATTCAATGAGGTTACACTGAATATCACTGTAGCAATCATTGACTTCCTTTATTTTGGAAGAGACTTTCAACGTTTCTGGGTGCTTGAGGAAATAGCTCGGGCACCCTATTTTGCGTTTTTGAGCGTCTTACATTTCAGGGAGTCTTTAGGATTGCGAGGTCCAGAGCATCTATACTTGATGAAGGAACACTTTGCTCAGAGTCTCAATGAAACAGAACATCTTGAGTATATGGAAAGTAGGGGCGGTAGTGCTTATTGGTTGGATCGCGCTTTCGCCAGATTCCTCGTACTTGTCTATTATTGGGTCAATGTGGTTTATTACTGGTTGGCTCCTGTGTCTGCATACCATCTGTCATACGAAGTAGAGATACATGCAGCAGAAACATATGCCAAATACTTGGCACTCAACGGTCCCGATGCTAAAATCCTTGAGATCTTGAATGACGAATTAGAGCACAGTCGGGAATTACAAAAAGCAATGGAGATGATTAAATGAAAGTTGGAATGATCGGACTCGGACGGATGGGCGAGGGAATGTCTCGTCGCATGATGCGTAATGGGCATGAAGTCTGGGGATATCGTCGCAACCTTAAGAAAGCAGAAGAAGCATACGAGAAAGGATATGTCAGTGGCATCACTTATGGCATTGAGCAACTCGTAGAGGTATGCCATAGAGGTCAAAGCATCTATGGTGAAAAATCTGGAGAGACTGTCTATACTGAGCAACCAGGCGTCTTCATGATGGTGGTGCCAGCAGAAACCGTGGAGGATACACTCAATGAGCTACTACGACATTGTAGTGAAGGAGATATTATTATTGATCATGGCAATAGCAATTTTAAGGACAGTCGGAAAAGAGCCGAGCGTTGTGCAAAACTGGGCATCGCGTATCTTGACTGTGGTACTAGTGGTGGTGTGTATGGTTTGGAGCGTGGATTCTGCCTCATGGTTGGTGGCGGAAGCACGGCAGTCGATGTATGCCGCCCTCTCTTCGATGCACTCGCGCCAGGAATTGGTGCTGCCCCCAGGACAGGTAACACCGACACAAACTTCACATGGTATCCAGAAGAGTATGGATGGATGCACTGTGGAGATGCAGGAGCTGGTCACTTCGTGAAGATGGTCCACAACGGCATTGAGTATGGAATCATGCAAGCATATGCCGAAGGATTCAACATTCTGAATGAGGCGAATGCAGGAGCACAGTATGTCAAGGAAGGAGACGCAGAGGTCGCCCCAATGGACAACCCTGCCGATTATCAATACGATATTGACGTTGCTAAGGTGGCTGAGCTTTGGCGTCGTGGTAGCGTGGTTGGTAGTTGGTTGCTCGATCTTACCGCTACTGTATTACGCAGCGATAGAGAGCTTAGCAAATTCGATGGGGGAGTATCAGACTCTGGTGAGGGTCGTTGGACTGTCCACGCTGGTGTGGATCTTGGCGTACCCACTCCTGTCATCTCTAGTGCTCTGTGGGCACGTTTTGAGTCGCGCCGTCTTGGTGCTTTCACGGCCAAGGTTTTGAATGGAATGCGTGCTATGTTTGGTGGTCATGACGTTCGCTGATGTCCTGGTTTGGGGAGCAATACCCTTTGTATTATCCACGATATATTTCGGGTTACGAAAAGGTGAAAATAACTACTACGAATCAGACGACT